GATACAGTTGTATTAGGATCTAACTCTTCTATAGAGTATCTAAGTTGTGTAGAATTAGTATTTAGATCACCAGCATTAACAGAAGAACCAGTTTGAAAGCTAACTCTAGAAGAAGTAATATCTGTATCTCTTCTAACTAATACAGAATAGACAACACTACCAGTTAATACATTCTCTTTAAAGACAATATGTTTACTATCATTTATTGTCCAATGAGTAACTATATCCTTTTGAGTATAACTAGATGCACCAGCAGCTTTAACAGAAACTTTAACATCAGCATCTCTTAAGTATGGAAAGTAATTAGTGACTACTTGTACTTCACCAGCTTGGTTAGTAAGAGTTTGTTCATTACCATTAGCTGTAAAGTTAGTTATCGTGAATGATGTTGTAGCCATAATTATTTATACATATTTAGGATATTTGCTGTTTCTTGTGTCTTTAGTTGACGCTTAACTTTTTGTTTTCTTTGTTTCTCTACTTCTTCTCTGATGTTAGTTTCATTCATTATAGATGCCCAAGCAATCCTTCTTCCATCTCTAAATAAGTTATCTATTACTTTATTATGATAATAGTCTCTAGGTTGGAAATCAGCTCTTTGACCCGATTGTATATCTTTCTGCATCTGTTCTAAAGATGCTAAGATCTTTTTATTTCTAGCTAACTTATTTAATTTTAATTCTAAATTTTGATCACCTATAGCTTTTTGAAACTGTGATCTAATACGTGGTGAATCAGTTAAATTAGTTCCATCAGGAGCATAATAAGTAGATTGTCTTAAATCATATCCACTATTAAATAGTAATGTTCTACCAGGGCTATGTGTAAAGTTAAAATTAATAGGAGATACAGCATTCCACATCCTAGTTATAGGATCATGATCTTTAATAGGTTGACCATTAAGTAAATCATATTTAAGTGGTAATGGTTCAGATGCTACTCTTTCACTAAGTAAGTTTCTATTTCTTATAGCATCAAATATACCTGAGTTCAATTCTCTTAAATGAGGATTAAATAGTTTACCTAATTCATTTCTTAAACCACCTAAAGGTACTATATTATTAGCTAAGTTACCAGCTATTCTACTAATTTGTCCAGGTCTACCTCCAACTAAATCAACGAATTGCTGCATACCAGCAAGATAAGACTTACTAGTTAAACCTTGAGCTATTAATAAACTAACTTTAAGTAAATTCTTTTCTGTCCATTCTGGACCCATCAATTGACTAGCATCACCAATATTAGCTACTGTTTGCAAGATTGATGAGAATGGTTCTATTGATGTATGATTAAAACTAATACCTCCTACAGTAATTTCATCTTGTCTATATCCAGCATCTAGCCATGCTTGTCTTTTTTGTCTATCAACAGGACCACTACCTGTTAAATCTCCTCTCATCCAAGCTTGAGATGCCATAAATATAAGAGCACTACCCATAGCTAATCTACCAGTTTGCAATGCCTTAGCATTAGCTAACTCGTCTGCATTAGTAATTCCATACTTAGCAACATCGTCTAGATTATTTGGATTAGCCCATGCTATATCATTAAACTCTTTAACTAAGAAGTTAAATCCAGGGGTATGTTTAGCAGTTAATTGTAGCCCATTGATACCAGTTCTAGCGAATAAGAAGAAAGGTTTAGCCCATGGATTAGCTTGGAATACTTGGTTAAGACCAGCTGCAAATCCAGTTAATTCTCTAGTAAGTGTGACTTCTTCTTTAGCAAATTTTGTAGCCTTATCAAGTATATTACCTTGACTATCAAATATTTCACGATAGAAGTCTTCTTCATATACTCTAACTAAGTCAGGAGTTACTTCACTATAAGCTGTAAGAACACCTTTACTCTTAGCATCCATAGCAGATCTTAATGCTTTCTCTCTCATCTTAGCTCTACCTAAAATGTAAGCAAAAGAATCATCAGTAGCTGCCATCAATTTAGTTGAGTATGAAAAGAAACTATTATTGTTCATTGATCTAGCAAAGTTAGCTAGATTAAACCATACTCTATCTCCTGTAGTAGCACCAGATTCAGGGCTTTCAACCCATCTTCTTAATACTTCCCAGTTATCATCACCTCTAGTGTATTCAGCGAATCTAGTTTTAACAGTAGCTAAATCACCACTCCAATAAGAATTTAATCTACTTTTAAATAAATCAAAAGATTCTGGAACAGCTTGTATCATAGCATGTAATTGTGCTAATCCAGCTTTCAGTGTAGCAGTATCTCCTGTAAATGGTAAACGAATGGCTGCTCCAATCGTCTGTGACATCGGTCTAAGGAAGGTTGCGGTACTTGTACCCATAATAGCTCTCATGGCTGTTTTAGGGCCACTGAGGATGCTATGAATCATCATACCTTGAAGTTCTCTTATTAGAGCACCTGTTTGAGGTTTACCTTCAATTTCACCACCTTTGATCATTTTCCTTGCCCATGCATCAAAGTCATCGATAGAATTAACATCTTTCATTGAAGAGAATGCTTCAAATAAAGCCATTAATAAATCTCCTTCTCCGTTCTTATCAGCATCTCCAGCTATCTTTAAGATAGATTGGATAGATTCTCTAGTATCTTTCATGTCAGCTGAAAGAGTTTCTTCTAGATATCTACGTTTACCTGCACCTAATTCTCTAAAGTTCTGTGATTTAACAATCCTAGCTCTTTTAGTTTCAGTTAAAGCAGTCAACATTGTATCTACGATCTGTTCTGCTGGTCCATCAATATCTGTTAAATCAGCAAAATCAGCAATCTCTCTACCAGCTATACCTAAATCTCTTAGTTGTTGTAGTAATGTACCTACTACTAAATCAGTAACAACTACATTTCTACTGGTAATTGTAGAAATCTGATCAGGAGTACCTGAATCAAATATATCAGCCGAATCAAATATTTCTTGTAAATATTCATTTGCAGACATGTCAGCGGCGTTTCTGCCTTGTGTTATGCGTTGATGTGCTGCTATAGAATCACCGAATACTTCAACTAATCTCTTTCTACTACCACCTACATCTCTTAATACTCTTTGGTACTTCTCACTACTTAGTAGTTTTTGTAAGGTTTCGTCGACTAAATCTTCACTAATGTCAGCTTCCCGTGCAATACGTTCTCTTTGTATTGGTGTAGTAACAGTACCAGCTGAACCATCTTCAGCATCCCAGTTCTTTCTAATCTTCTTCTGATTCTCCCAAACAATAAAGGGATCAGTTTCAGATGTATGAGATGCTTGCCATGAATCAGCAATTGATTTATTTTTACTACCTCTAAATCCAAATTCGTTACGTCTTACTTCTTGTATAGCCTTTCTGTTAGTTTGAAGATCAATACTTTGTTTTCTTTCGTTTACTACGTTTCTTACTTTACGACTACCTTTACCTAGTAGAATTGTAGCACCGTCAAATACAAGACCAATGCCCATTCCTTCTACTATATTCTTAAACTTCATCCATAAAGGATGGTCAGTATCTTTAGTAGTAAGAGGAGTATCCATAAGTCCATATCTTTCTCTTAGCATACCAAGAGCGTTATGTCCGTCTGATTCTTTAGATACTAAATCAGATACTGCACCAATTCCAGCAGCTCTAACTAAACTATTAGCAGCTATACCAGTAGTAGCTAATGCTGTTCTACCAAGTGTTACTTTAGCAGTAGGTATAATAGCAGCAGCCATAGAACCAAAATGAACTACACCTCTAGCAAGATTACCCCACCATGTTTTAGTTACAATTGGATTGGAGTATGACCCGAATGGGTCCCATTCAGGTGCATAACTTCCTTTTTCTTTTTTCTCACGTTGCATTTCACCTGAGATAGCATCAGCTGTACGCTCAGGAAAGGTGGCTATAGAAGTGGCAGTATCTTGGAGACCTCCAGGTATAATAGTAGAGATTTCTTTTCCAATTGCCTTAGCATCCCACTTCTCTTTTTCTCTTGGATCGACTAGTTCAGCAGCCTCTTGTTGATCAGCTACTTCTTGCTGCTCTTCTTCACCTGCTAACTCTTCTAATCTTTGAAGTGTTTGACCTACAGCAGATTGATTAAATTCTTCATCTGTAACCTCAAACGGATCTTTATTTTGTTCTAATTCTGGGTCCATATTACCTTAGTAATTGTTATTTTGTAGGGAACATTTGTTCTTGTTCTGCTCTTTGTTGTCTAACTTCTTTACCTCTTTGTTTAATTGCTTCACCAGTTTTCTTATGTCTTTCATTCATACCTTGATATGCACCAACAAAAGGCCAACCAACTCCTTTCCAATCAATACCAGTAGATTTAGAAGGATCTTTCTGTATTACTTCAGATTGTACTGCAGGTATTAAGACATCAAGTTGATTAAACGGTGAGTTTAAGAATTCCCATTCAGCTGTTTTTTCTATTTCTTTTGAATCTTTATCACCAGATAAAATACCCATTATCTCAAGAAATTCTTTCTGCTCTCTTCTAGATATATTAGTTAGTCTAGTATTTTCAGTACTTATAGTACTTAAAGAATTAGCTTGATTAGCTTTATATCTAATATTAAGAAGTGCTAGTTCGTTTTGAAGATCTTCATCAAATAATCTATCACCATCTATACTTTCTCTTTCAAAGATTGTTTTAAGTTGATTACCTGGTATACTAAATAAACCAAATTTAGAATCAGAGAAACCATGGAAGCTATCATCGTTAACTAATCCTCTGATTTCATCAACTGATAATTCAGATAGTGGTCTATCGAAACCTAATCTTTCTAATGGAGATTCTAGTGTTGAGTCTAGGTTAGCGTGTAATAGACTATTAACATCATCTGTCTTCCTAGCTATATCTAATACTTGGTTGATATCATTACTAGTGAGTGCTGTGAAAGTTCTTTGAGGTGTATTATTCTTTGTTAATTTATCTGCATTATTAATCTTAGCTTCTTCTTCTTTCGAGACTACTTCCTTACCTTCGAATCCTTCTTTAGCATCTTCAGGATCAATTGCTTCTCTGGTTTCCATTAAAGAATGATATGTATGATTAGGAAATTCATTACTCATTAATATATATTCTAAAGGTGGTGCTGCTTTACCAGCTAAATAATCTTTCCTTTGTTGTATAACTTCAGGTGTTTCTATAGACCAAGGTTTATTATCTGTAATAGCATTAGGTGTGTTCTTAATATAATTCTTGGTAGACTGAATTCGTTTTATTTGAGGGACATCTACTTCAGTAATTGAACGTTCTGTGTATTTACCAGGTAAATCTTCGACGTTCTTTGCAGCAGCTGCTATCTCTTTTTCTATCTCATCTCTGGCTAACATTTTAGCTTTATCTAATCCAAGATCTTCATGAGTTGCGGCAACTTTCTCTTTATATATTTTCAAAGCATTATCAATAAGATCTCTTTTTTCTGGAGTCTTAAGAGTTGTACTTTGTGTAAGTTTCAAATAAGAATTAATTGTAGGCAATACAAAAGCATTGAATTTTTTAGCATCATCTGCATCAACAAGAGACAATCTAACTCTATGCTCATCTACTTTCTTAGTATACTTTTTATATAACTCTGGGTCATCTATCTGTACTAACATAGAATCTGCATTTGGAATAGCTATCTTATTATCTATTAACTTATCTATAGCTTCAGTTATATTTTCATCTGAAACTTCTTCCCAAGTATTAAATTTATCTATTGAATTATCTATAGCTCTTAGTTCATCTTTAGTTACAAAGATACCATCCTCTTCTAAGTCTTTCTGCATAAGAGTTAAAGCCTTATCTATATACTCATTATCAATACGAACATTATCGTTTTTATCTTCTAAAAGTTTTGCTATAGATACTGTATTAGCTGATGAAATTAGAGATTTCCTTTTAGCAGTATCTTCTTTAAATCTTTTGTTTCCTACCTTATCTGCTAACCTTAATATTTGCTCTTCATATTCTCCTAAATTTTTTACTTCATTCATATAGCTTTCTGTACCACCAGCTTGTCTTAGAGGTACTTTTCCTGTTGCTATAGCTCTTAACTGTTCTGCTGTTATTCTATCGTTATCTGCTAAAAATTCAAGATCTTCTAAAGCTATTTTCCAACCTTGAGCGTTATCTTTAGTACCATCTAGCCTACCCTCATTCATCCCAACATGACCAGAGTTAGGATTTTCTTTAGTACCTACAAGGCAGCTTATACCACCACCACCAATTATACAAGATTCTAAACCTTCTCTTCTGTTTTCTTTATGTCTTTCTACTGAAACATTTCTTAAAGCAGCATCTTTAGCTGCTCTAGCTTTCTGATCATAATCCAGCATTTTAGGTATAATTTTATTATTAATTATACGATTTGGTAGATTTTTCAGTTGAGGATGCATCAAGAAAACACCCCTATAATGCCACTTTAATTCTCTTGCGATTTCAGTTTCACCTGCTGCAACAGCTTGTCTTATAGTCCATCTTCCACCAGATCCTTTAGCCTCATTTGGTCTCATACCCTTCAACAGAATAGGTTCGTTTTCTACACTATTCATGAAAGTATGTAAATTTTCATCTACAAATAGTATAGCAGTACCACTATTCCTTTTAATTCTTTCTTGTGGAAGATCTGTTAAAACAGTAGTTAATTCTTTATTATTTAAAGCTTCTGGGTGTCCTGATTCAGATGCATTAACTTCCCTATTTTTCGCTTCTGCAATAATATTACTTTGAGTATTTATTACTTCTTCTTGTTTTTTCTCTTCTTCTTCCTTTGGATCTTTTTTCGGCGGCTCTGGTTTAGCTTCATCTGTAGGAGGATCAACTTCTTCTCTAGGTTTTGCTTTATTTCTATAAGCATTAGTTAGATCTTTTTTATCTTTCCAATTCTGTATATCACCTACTAGTTTAGTACCTTGACCTACTATCTGAGCTAATTGCATATACTGTTTACTCTTCTGCTCTTCAGCTCTTCTAGCTTCAGCTATAGCCATTGCAAATACTTGAGCATTCTTCTTCTGTACTTCTTCAATAGCAGCATTAGTTGTTTTAGCTGGATCAGCTTCTAATTCTAGCCAATTAGTTTTACTAGTATTAAATAATTCATTCATTAGTATACAACCTCCATATCTACATCAATTTTACTATAGTCAACAGTAAGATAATTATCATGAATACCTACAGCCATAGGATCAATCTTAACTACATCTTGTGCCATAGCACCACGATACCTAGTATTAGTAGGATCATTCTTATAGTTAAATTCGTATACCTTATGTCCATCAGGAGATACATCTACTTGTTCTATATCTTCTTTAAGTCTAATATCAGAACCACTCAAGGATACTATAGAAGCAGCCATTGAAAGTCCAGTTTGTATTGTATTCAACATTTGACCAGTAGTATCTCTAGGAGGCATTTGTGTTGGCATTCCGAATACTGGAGGTAATCCAAGAGATTGTCTATTACTTTTTAATTTAGATCTAGTTGATCTCCCAAGACCTACTAAAGCTCTACTTTTACCTACACCATATAATTTCTCTAACTGTGAATCTAACTCTGATTGTTTAGCCCAGTAACTAGCCATTCTATTTGCTTTACCAGCAGTTCTAGCTCCACCTCCTTCGTCTACATATTGTTGGCTAAAATAATCTCTTGCTATATCTTCTTTAGCTGCTAAACTTTTACCTCTAGCAGTATCTAAAGTACTCATTATATCAGAGTACTCTCTAGAATATCCTGTACCAGTTATAAACTTCCTATTTTTCTCATAGGTAGTTTCTTTATTATAGTATTGAATACCGTCAGCTTTAAACTGGTAAAGACGTTCTTTTTGTTTTTCTTCTGCAGCAGCTCTCGCTCCAGCGTTAGGATCAGGTGCACACACGGCAAAACTCGATAAATGTTAATTGGTTAGGTCCATATTTAAGTTCTCTTAAAAACTTAAAACCTAAAAATTTGAGTAGTTTTAAATGAACAGTATTACGTTTGTCAACGATGTTCCATAGCAAAGGTTCTGTTCTACTCTCAACATACCTTTTAGCTTCTCTAGCAAATGTAATCGGGTACTCATGAATTGCGGGTGTACACAGCATCCATATTGCACCATTAGTATCTACGCCCGCCATTCCGGCAGCCTTGCCGTTAGGGACCGTGAAATACACACAGAATGGATCATAAGCTAGTTGTTTTAGTTCTTCAATAGGATCTAGCCCGTGACCCTCTTCAAGCTCTCTGCGGTCTTCTGGACGTAAATTAGAGGCTACCTCTAT